CAGGATTATCAAATGATGTTTCCTCTTCCTCCAATTGCTAAAAACGATTATGGAAGTTTCCTAACTACCGACACACCAAAAACTATTTCAGCATCATTAAATGATTATGCTAGAAGTGGAACTCTAAATACTAGTTCACTTGCTTTATCCGGTAGTACTTCAGGTCCTGGATATTCCTGGGCTACTGGTAGTAATGGCACTGTTATTTTAACAACAACAACTGCCGGTACATACTCAGTATATTATACTATAGGAGCTAATATTGCTGGTAGTTGTGCTATGCAATTAAGGAGTAATAAGGCTAAAGTTACTGCTATTGTAACTGAACCTACAACAACGACAAGCACAACAACTACTACTACAACGGTACCAACAACAACTACTAGCACAACCACGTCGACTACAACAGCACCTACAACAACTACTACAACCACTACTAGTACTACTACAAGTACAACAACAGCACCTACAACAACTACTACAACCACTACTAGTACGACAACAACTACAACAACTTGTGCTTCACAAAATGCACAAAGTATGTATTATAATTATGATACAGGATTACCTAGAATGTTTGGAACTAGTTCTGCTGATGCTGCGTGTAATTTATTAGTTAGTGCTTCTACTGTGTATTATTCTTCATCATTAGCACTTACTAATGGTACGCCTTTATATTATAATGAATGTCTTACTATACCTATAACAGCTAGTGCTTATACAACTGCTTCTCAACAATATTTTAAAATTGGCCCATATTATGTAAATTTTGAAACTAACGGATATGTTGTAAGAGATATAACAGTTTGTACTCCTTCCACAACTAATATTGAATGGCGCGTTAGTGGAAGTGCAGGAGGAACTTTAGTTATTAGAGATGTTAATGGAACTGTAAAAGTAAATCAAAATAGTGCTAATTCATCTGGATTTGGATTTAGTGGATCCTTTACCTTAACAAATTCTGAAACACCTTATTCTGTAACAGCATCTATAAATGCAGGTTCACCTACTCTTAGATATAGAATATGTAATATTTCAACAAATAGTGAATATTCATATAGTGGAGATATAACAACAGCTAATGCACCTTATTCATCTAGTGTTAATCCTACTCCTGTTTCTAGTAGTGTATTCTTAACAGTAGGATCTGATAATACTCCTGATGCTTGTCCTATTGCTTAATAATGAATAAAAATAAACTGTTATGAAAAATCTACGTTATGTTTGTGTACAACCAAGAATACTTTATTATGCTTGGCAAGTTGAAGTTATGATTAATAACTTTATCAAGCATGGTATTAGTGGTAATGACATTGATATTTTAGTTGCTTGGAATCCTAATGACTTAACTTCATCTCCTGAAAATATAGAGATGTGGAATAAATTAGTTAATAAGTATAATTATGTCCGTTTTTTCTTTTATCAAGATACTAGAGAGGATATGTCTTATATTCCATCAATATACTTTAATATATTAAAACAACATATTAAAGCACACCCTGAACTATCTACTCAACCTCTATTCCTACACGACTCAGATATATTATTTACTAAACCAGTAGATTTTAGTTTTGCCTTAAATGATAACATATGGTATTTAAGCGATACCGTAGGTTATATAGGCACACAATATGTTCTAACAAAAGGTGAAGATGTTTATAGAGGTATGTGTAATATAATAGGAATTGATCCTCTTATACCTAAACTACTTAATTCTAATTCAGGAGGAGCTCAACACATTGTTAAAAATTCTACTTATGAATATTGGGATAAAGTAGAAAAAGACTCTATAAAATTATATAAATGGTTTTGTGAACAAGAACCTCTGTATAAAGGCGAAGGATATCCAATACAAAAATGGACAGCAGGAATGTGGTCATTATTATGGAATGCTTGGTTATTTGAGCATGAAACCAAAGTAGATAAACGATTAGATTTTTGTTGGGCTACAGACCCTATTTCTAGATGGGATGATGTTTGTATATTCCACAATGCTGGTGTAACTGAACATGGAAAATTATTTATGAAAGGAAATTATACTAATTCTCTACCTTATGGGATAGAAAATACTTTTGATTCTAATTTTTGCTCTTACAATTATGCTAATGAGATTATAGAAACTTCTATAAAATCAATCCTTAAATAATCATGCCACACTCTTATCACTTTGGAAAACCAGATGCAATAGAATTTATATTAAAAAACACAACATCCGAATCTAAAATATTAGATGTAGGACCTGGTGTTGGTACATATGCTGATTTGCTTAAGGGATATAGTATGGATTGTCTAGAAATATATGATGGATATGTTGAAGCATACAATCTAAAAGAAAAATACAAAAACGTATATATTGGAAATATTGTAGATTTTAATACATCAGAATATGATTTTGTAATAATAGGAGATGTATTAGAACATTTAACTATAGAGCAATCACATGTAGTATTAGAAAAATGTAAAAATGTATTAGTAGCAGTCCCTTATATTTGCCCACAAGGTGGAGTTGATTTTTATTATAATGAACATCACTTAATAAATCCATATGAAAAACATGAACAATCAGATCTAACCCCTTTAATATTTTTAACTAGATATCCAACATTAGGATTAATATGGAGTAATGAATTATATGGATATTATTCAAATATTAAATGGAAGGGATATTACTAAAACTAAGCCACAATATTTATACCCATGCCAGCAATAATTCACAGCGGTTCCTTTTCAGTTTTATTTAAAAATGAACAGCCAATATACGAACATGAGGTTCGTTGTTTGGTAAAGGAAAGTGACTTTAATTTATCATATAATCCTACACTAGCAGTTAATTATGCTAGTGGATCTGTAAAAGACTTTGCTACTGGCTCTGACTTTTATACTTATGCTACTGCATTGGGATTATATAATGATAATAATGAATTATTAGCTGTTGCTAAATTTGGTAAACCAATGTTAATGTCACCTGATACAGATATGACGTTTGTTGTTAAATACGATACTTAAAACAAGTTTATGAATAATTGGTTATGGCATCTCGATGACGGGAGTCTAGAAATATTTCCTGAAGAACACGCTACTGAATATTATGGTTTTATCTATATAATTACTAATTTGAAAACAAATAAATTTTATATAGGTAAAAAAGCATTTGTTCATAATAAAAAGAAAAAACTCACTAAAAAAGAAATTGCTGAACATACAGGTGCTGGTCGTAAACCAACAACCCGAGTTGATAAAATAGACAGTGGATGGAAAAATTATTATGGTTCATCTAAAGAATTATTAGCAGACGTTAAATTATTAGGTGAAGACAAATTTGAACGTGTTATAATACACTTTGCTAAAAACAAAAAACAACTTACATTTCTTGAACTCCAGGAACAAATAATACACAACGTGTTATTTACTGATAATAGCTACAACGACAATATAGCAGGTAAATATTTCCGCAAAGACTTTGCTTAGGCAAAATTATTTCATACATTGAAAGTATGGATAATACAGCTCTATTATTCCTAGTCGAATCAGTACTAGGTAAAGGACAATCAACAAGTAAAGGTAATTACGCCTTTAAATGTCCATTTTGCACACACCATAAACCAAAATTAGAAATTAATTTACGTACAACAGCTAAACGTGAAAACTTTTGGCATTGTTGGATTTGTAGTGCTAAGGGTAAAACATTACTTTCATTATTTAAAAAGATGAAAGCTCCAGACAACAAAATAGGAGAACTTAACATTCTAATAATCCCAGACAATACTAAAAATATTGAGTTAAGTGCTATACAATTACCTAAAGAGTTTATTTCATTAATAGATACAACTAAATTAGATAAAATATTACAAATTGAATTAAAGCATGTTTTAAAATTTCTTAAATCACGTGGTTTAAATCAAGATGATATAATTAAATATAATATTGGTTTTTGTAAAGATGGTAAATATGGAGGCCGTGTTATTATTCCTTCATATGACAATGACAAAAAATTAAATTATTTTATAG